CCTAATGAATAATAAGCATATTGCTTAGGAGTCATAGATATATCTTGTAAGTTAGTAGAGCCTGCTTCATACGGTAGCAATAGAGCTATCCCAATAGCTACTAGCACCCCGCAAGCTACGCCCCTCAGGGGCTTGCGGTGAGCCTTTGAGAGGCTCTGCGCCGTTAGCGTACCATTGCTGTCAAATCCATTTGTATAAGTGCTGGTCAGAGCGGTGTTTCGCTTCATTGCGACTCCTTTTTATTACCCTGTGGATAACTTATGTGTATAACTGTTGCCCTATGTAGTGTGTGTAAGCGGGTGGAATAGACTCTACTAACTCGCCCCAGATCATCCAATCAATGCCCATTGCTTCATTGGCTTGATCCATTGTCTTAGCTGTATGTCCGCCATTAGGTATTTCATCACGCATAGAACCATAGATACCTACTGGCTTACCTTGCTGCTTATGATGGCAATCTGTGCCTTTGAGTGGAAAGTTAGACTCGAACAATCTATGCCTACGCACCTTCAGTCCAAAGGCTGATCCACATAACTGCACAGGATTGATTAATGGCGCATTAGGTACATTCTCAATGACATAGATCCGATTAGCATTGATGAGTGCATCTCTGACCATTGGAATCATATTGATCTTGGTAGTTGTCTTGCCTTGTGCATTGCGTAAGTGCCTAGTTGCACTAAAGGTCTGGCATGGTGGGCTTGCAGCAATGACATCAAACTGTTGCAGAAACTCAGGATCTAAGTAGTCTCTTACATCGCCTTTAATGTATGTGTGAGGGTAACGCTTGCCATGCTTGACATCTATGCCTGTGACCTCAAAGCCTGCCCTTGCATAGCCTTCGCTTGCCCCACCTGCACCACAGAATAGATCTAGTAACTTAATCTTTGCCCCATCCTTTGCCCTTGAAATGTATAGCGGAGGCACTAAAGCCTTTAATCATTGGAGCATTGCATAACTGGCATGGCACTACTGGTTTACTGTCCCATCCATGAGTGACTTCTTGAGATAGATTGCAGGATTGGCATCGGTAGTCATAGGTTGGCAAGTTAAGCATCTCCTGATCATGTATGACCCACATCCAGAGCATCGGTCTATGTCTGCTTCTGTGGGTTGATTGTCTAAATGACCGTATTTTAATATGAGTAGTGGCAATAGATCAGCTAGTCGGATGATGGCGCAATACTCAGCAGCATCTTCTCCCTGTCCATTTAGCCGTATGACTCCGAATCCCAATTCCCCCGAAGTGGATGTCCGAGCCTTTAGTTGCTTCAAGTATGCAAGCGGTTGAAATCCAGCGCGAGCTTTGACCTCAACATCGAATGGCACATTGATAACATCCTTGCCACTACCCCTTCCCACACACGCGCCTGTCCACCAAGTCGATAGGTACTCGGCTACTACGCGTTCTGTGCGGAAACCTCTATGTTTCCTTGCTTGACTAGCCATTAACTGTGTTGCATTTACGACACTGCCAAGTACCTGCTACCACTTCACCATCGACAATTCTAGCTGTAACGATGATGTCATGTGCCTCTGTTGGCTCATTGCATAACTGACAATTAACTGTAGTTATGAATGGAATGTCATTTAGATCCGTCCATTCGCCATCTTTGTCAATGTTATAGACTTCTACATAACCCATTATACTCTCGCTTTCTGAGGATGCCATTTACCATCACTGCCTATGTTGTACCAGATAGGTGAACAATCAGATTTAATGCCACCAACGTTCATTTGCATGCACTGATAGCCACCCCATGCCCTGCCATTTTTTTCACCTTCACGCCATTTCATGTGTCCATGCTTGCATTGTGGTGCTTCTTGTGCCTCACCTGTGCCTACTATGTTTTGCACTAGATCTAAAGCTCTGTCTAGCGTTACTGGAGCATCTACTACCTTCATGTATTCATTGACAGGTGTAGTCCAATAGTCCTGCACATCTGCAACAGCAGGCTTGACAGGCTTTTGTGCTACAACCTTGCTCATCTCTTCGCGGCTAGGTCTTTTTCCCTTAGGAGCATAACCTGCATTTGCAAGTGCTCTGCCGATTGCCGAAGTCTCACAATTCTCCAATGCTGAAGTCTGATTGACACCTCTACTAGACACCGTCTCTTCAGCGTACCCTGTCGCCCAAGCAACGCCATCGCTAGCATCTTTGTATAGGTACGCTTTAACAATGTATCGAGAAGCCTCGACCACTTCCAACTCAGTTGCAATGCGAAACGAAGGGTAGTCCTTAATAAACTTTTCAAGTCGAACCTCCACTGGTTCATAGTCGGCTAAATTAAACATAAAGCTCGTTCTCCTCTGTGGCAAGTTGGCCTCCTAGGCTGGAATATGAGGCCATATCAACCCAGTTATCGATGTGCTGTGCTGATTGATTAGTTCTAGCCAGTTTAACTAACACCATGATCCCTGCCACTTGATAGTCGTGTATTGGTGTTTGCAAGTATGCACTTATCAGCATTGCTGTGTGCTGCAAGTTATCAGCAGGATGTCCATACTGAAGCCCACGATCTCTAATTGTGTCGGTGGCTGTTAGTAAAATTTCATCGGCTCTCACTTATCGGCCAAGCTGCGGCCTAGATTACGAGCCTTGTGCCAGCCTTCTCTACGACCATCCTTGAAGCCCTGTGAATACCATAAGACATTGGAAATCAAAAGCAATCCAATCATCCCTATAATTACTACTGAGTTGATCATTGTGTACCCATCTGCATCCAGAGCCCTCGTCTGGCTTACAAACTTAGCGTCTCATGCCTATCTGACAATGTCTAACACATTTAGGTAACGAAACGATAACGATTATCTCGGTCTGCCGTATGACTTTCCAGACACAATAAATGTGCCATCCTTCTCAATGTTAATAAGATCCACCTGCACCTTAGATCCATGCACATACATAATGGCGAAGGCTTGCTGCCAATTAGCCACGCCCTTTGTGTAAGCAGCTTGCTTAAAGTCCATGAGATTACCTATTTCAACACCATGCAGAACACGCCCTATACGGCCACCAGAGGCCTCTGAGAAGGCTGATCTGCCTGCTCTGTGGGTATGACCTGAGATGACATTCTTTCCATGCCTACGAGCCGCTTCTAGGGCTGATAAGCCCCCTTGTGGCTTGATGGGTGTGTGATCTCCATGCACTGCAATCCAGTTAGGCGCGATAGCCATAGGGTTCTTGTGAAAGGTAATGCCTAGTTCATCGAACTTCATAAACTTCTCAAAGCGTAGTTCTGGCAATGCACCAAAGGCAGGCACCTTAGCCATGATGATGTTATACAGACGATCTGTGTGATTGCTACGGATGCAATCTGTAACCCCTAGATCCCAGAGGAGCTGCACAGCCTCGTTACGATCATCATCTAGGGTCTGGGCATAACTACCCATGCGACCCTCTTCCCACTTGCTTATCTGGGGAAGGTCGATCTCATCGCCAATGGTTACTACTTGGTCTGGCTTAAACTTTGTGATGAAACTAGCTAAGTTACGAGTTGCAACCCGATCATGGTAAGGCACTTGAAGATCGGACACGACCACAATTCGCTTAATCGTCATCCTCATCTTCATAGTCACCAAAGCGTTCTGGCTCTATCGGATCAGGCAAAATCCATGCAGGATACGCTGATCGCTCTACGATAATGCCAAGCACAGTTTCTTCATCAAAGCCTGCACGCTTTAGAGATTGAGCGAACTCATACATCCCAATGCAGTAAGCATCAAGAGCTGAGTAATCTTGCTCAACTAGATTCTTAGTTGCTTTTCTTGCCATGACAAAATTATCTCTCTAAAAGTATGTTGTAGATCTCATCGACACGCTGATTTAGTCGCTTAATCTCTGAAAGCAGATGAGTAATGACATACCCTGCAAGCCCACCAATGATTAGCAAGGTGCTGATGTAAAGGCTAAAGAAATCTGTTTGGCTCACTTTTTAGGACTCGCATACCCGAATACTCCTGCAACGATGGCGCCTAAAATGTGGCGATAGTCGAGAGAGAAGTTAGATGTCGTTCCCCATACTGCAAGGAAGGCTCCGACTGCGATGACTACTGGATGCTTCATGTTCATTATTGTCCGCCTAACATAAATACTTGAAAAAAAGCCCCATCATTGTCAGCCTCTTTCTTAAAGCTGACATGCATGTGCTTAGTGTGTTTGTTAGCCCCTGTGTACTTGCGCCACTTCCAGTTAAGGGTCTTGGAGCAAATGTGTCCATCAAAGATGATGTAAGCAATACGATTGTCTGCTTTTGACTTTGATAAGGCACGAAGCTGATCTGCAAGATCGCCCATAATGTCTGGCTTTGATCCCTTGAATAAGTCACGATCGACATCGATGGCACGAACCCAGCCCTGCTCATCTGGATTATGATCAGACTTGCGAGCAGCGTGTCTGGTATTACCGATCCAACCATCCGATGTGCGGTCACGATCTGGGAACGAGTCATCTATCTGCTCTCGTAACTGAATCGCTGCGTGACTTAACTTAGGTTTCATCCAAGTAGGAT